TGTGGAATCTCCCAAACGGTCCGGTACACCGCCTTGAGCCTGTCTGGAATGTTGAGCGCTTGGACCGAACCTCCGTTTCGGATAATTTCCGTCTTGGTTTCCGGGCTCCACTTGCCGATAGCCTGTAGGTCCCGAATCAGGTGCTTGTTGACCATCACAAACTCACCGGCGAGGGTACGACGCAGGTAGATGTTGGTCGTGTACGGCTCAAACGCCTCATTGTTCCCCATGATTTGGGCGGTTGAGGCTGTAGGCATGGGCGCTACCAAAAGAGAGTTGCGTAGACCGTACTTTTGGATATCCGCCTTCAAAGAGTCGAAATTAGGTTTCTTGATTCCCCAGAGGTCAAACTGAAGAATACCCTGGGACGCGGGTGACCCGGGGAAGGTGTCGTACCTGCCACGGTTTTTAGCGAGCTCACACGAAGATTGAAGGGCTGCATAGTAAATGTTTTCGAAAATGTCAGTATTGAGTTGGCGAGCCTCGGGAGAATCAAAAGGCAAGCCGAGCATCATAAACACGTCAGCAAGTCCCTGGACTCCGAGCCCGACGGGTCGATGGCGTGAGTTGCTCACTTGTGCAGGACGTGTTGGGTAATAGTTTCCATCGATAACCTTGTTCAGATTCACAACCACGAGTTTTGTCACTTGGTTAAGATCGGTAAAACTAAAGTACTTTTCGGTACCGGACGCACCATCTGCCCGTGCCCATGACCGCTCCTTCACAAAGGCTGGGAGGCACAGACTTGCCAAGTTGCATACAGCCGTCTCTTCGGGTGTTGAAACCTCCATGATTTCCGTACACAAATTGGAAGACTTGATTGTTCCTATGTTACTCTGGTTTGACTTGCGATTCACAGAGTCCTTGTAGCACATGTAGGGCGTTCCCGTCTCCACCTGACTCTTGAGGATGGCGTCCCAGACCTCGCGGGCTCGAACCTTACGCTTGTACCACCCCTGTGCCACATATTCGCGATACATCTGATTAAACTCCTCCCCGTACACATTCTGAAGCTTTGGAGACTCATGAGGGCACATGAGGTACCAATCACCATCCTCCTCAACCTTTTTCATAAACAGGTCCGGGATCCACAGAGCTGTAAACAGGTCGCGACACCGAGCCTCCTCGTCCCCCTGATTCAGGCGCAACTCGAGAAACTCCATAATGTCTGCGTGCCAGGGCTCCAGGTAAATAGCAAAGGAGCCCTTGCGCTTCCCACCCCCCTGGTTGACGTACCGTGCCGTGTTATTGAAGACCCGAAGCATAGGCACGATACCATCAGCCACCCCGTTGGTTCCCTTGATGGGTGTTCCATTCGCGCGAACATTACTCACGTGAAGACCGATACCACCCGACCACTTGGAGATTTGGGCACACTCCTTCAGGGTATCATAAATACCTTCGATCGAGTCGGACTTTGTAGCTACCAGAAAACAACTCGACATCTGAGGGCGCTTTGTCCCTGCATTGAAAAGAGTAGGAGTTGCGTGCGTAAAATACTTTTGTGACATGTAGTCGTACGTCTCCTTGATCCGATCAAGGTCCTGACCGTGAATACCGATAGCCACACGCATGAAGAGATACTGAGGAGTCTCTCCCGGGTTCAGGTACCCCTTCTGGAGCGTCTTGATTCCAAAGTACCCAAAGTCATAGTCACGCTCATGCTTTACCCAAAAATCAAACAGTAGACAATGTTTGTCAACAATTTGCATAAACTCGTCACTTACAATTCCCTTGACGTGCAAAGACTGCATAGCCTTGCTGAAAAGGGTCGGACACGTCTTCTGGAGGTTGGAGACTGTGACGCGCATAGCGAGCGTCTCATAGTCCGGGTGCTCGGTAATCATACCGATAGCAACTTCAGCTGTCAAGTTATCAATTTCAGAAGTTGAGATTCCGTCATACATGTTTGTGAAAACCTTCTGAGCCACCTTGGAAGGTTCGACATTCAAAGGTTCAAACTCCGGTGCTTGATTGAGTTTTGAAATTCTCTGAGTCACCTTGTCAAAGAGCATTTCGACATGGTCACCAGAGCGCTTGATGACCTTCATTGTAATTTTTACGTTTGTTTTTTTTATGTGCATATGACAATGGAGACTTATGACCGCAAACCCGTACGTCTCAGTCTTCCAACACCCCTGGGTGACGCCTTCTTTTCCGATTTCAACCGGGAGGACATTCACTCGAAGATCATCTCAACAGTCAAAAACAAGACTGGTGTGTCGATCGCAAAGCAAAATGATGGCGACCTCCAGTCGTTGATGCGCGTGGTCTATACTGACCTCGTGCGCGATCCAGCTACAAACGTCCGTAGTCAGGTGTCCGCCATGAACGCCGAAGTGGTCAAGCGTGCCATGCGTACCATTTCGACCGGTGTCCTTCAGCAGGCAGTCTACCTCCGCGACATTAGCTCGAACCCAGTGCCACTGGAAGCCCCCACCAGCACAAGCACATACGGCAACAAGCTTCCAACCAATTTTAAATTCGGAATCTTTTAGTAAGAATGGGAGATTTTATAAAAGTTCTAGGAATATGGTTTATATTTTGCGTTTTAGGATTTTTCGTCAATTCAACATTAGCTGTAATCAGTGCAGCAGCATGCAAAACAAATCAGAATTGTAATGCAGATATTGGATTGTCCGGTTCATTTATTCATTGTATTATGTGCATTTCATGTCTCTTCCTTTCATATCAGGCTTTGACCGCGGCTTAAATAAATCTCACAACTTAATAGATGCGTGCCCTTGACGATATCATCATAGGTTTTCTCATATTTTTCGTCATTGACAAGGCAATCAGGCTGTTCAGCAACGCAGTCATCGAACCCTGGGCGGAGACCCGCACGGACAACCCCAACGTAGTTGAAAACTGGAAGATTGGTACAGAACTCGCCTTTTTGATTATTGTCACCTTACTTTTGTTCAAGTTCCGAAAAGTGCTCCAGAAACTGGACACTTAGAGAGCCGAGACGTAATTTTATTAATGAATAGGTTTCGTGATGAAACTGCGATTATGTGCAAACAGAAGGGTTGGGACAAGGCGCACGTCAGTGTCGTCTGGATGTTACTTAATGAGGAGATGGGAGAACTTGCTTCAAGTATCAGACAGAGTCAGAGGATATACAAAAAGACTGGTCTCAAAAAGGATAGAGGTACGGATGTTGCGATGGAAATGGGGGATGTTTTCAGCTACCTCTTCCAGCTGGCTCATATGCTCAATGTGGACCTTGACGAAATGTGGGAACTTCACAGGCAGAAGATTAAAACAAAGACGTACAAAGAAAATGTAGCTACTTAATAATAGAATGGCATCGACACTTATGATTGATGACCGTCTCCAGATTGATAAGTTTAACCCTACAACCTGGACTGGTGATTTCGGAATCAACAAGGATGGTTTCCGAAAGGACCTTTTTATGGATGGCTCGTACACTACAGGTATCGATGAGACGCCTATGCAGATGAACGATGTCATCCCAGTCATGAACAGTACGGACCTCGCGGGGAACACCTATTTAAAGACTGCCGCGCCCAGCGTGGCACCCTACGGCACCTTCCCAGCACGCAAGTTTGAGTACTCGAACGGGCGCATTACATGGCGCCGCCCCCAGTTGCCATGGAGCTGGGAGACGGGCAATTCAGTCGGAGGGGCAGGCTCATCAAAGGACACAAAAATCATCTTGATTCTTTTGATTGCCGTTATTTTGTTCTACTTTTTTGGACGGATGAAGATGAAGTGAAAAGTCCCAAGTCCGAAGGACTTGTCCTCAGAATCTAACCAGCTTCGCCGCCTCCACTTTAGGGAGCTTCTTCGCCAGTTCCTCCCGTGCTGCCAGGATGCGCGTCTTGAGCATCGGACACGAGTGCGACTCCGACTGTATGCACCCCGAGCAGCACTGCATCTTGCAATCCTTGCACTGCAGGAAGCGGTTCTTGTGAGGACACTGACCGCTCATCCCTGATTTCACAACAGATTTCTTCTCTAAACCAAGGGGTTGGCGGAGACTCGTCCTTGATCTCGCATAAACCGTGGGTCCGACCGGCAACGATACGGTCCCACGCTTTCTGCATTAATGGGAGGTTCCTCGCAAACCACTCACGGTCCCTCTTGACCCGTGTGATAACAAACTCCCGTGGCTTGCTTGGGTCGGGACGAGTAAGACCATCCTCTGTAATTGTTCCATGTGGACGATACTGGATAAAATCACACTCCTCGAGGTCGGTAATTTCAAGTTGAAGTTGAACCTGGGGGTAATAGTGTTTCGGGACCTTTGTCTCAATCTTACGTGTCAAAGGACACTTGATTTCTATGAGTAGACCATCCTCAGTGACTCCATCAGGTGATGCCCCGAGCCAGGGGTACTGACGGTGTCGAACGAGTCCAATTTCATGAGACTTACGTCCAGTCATCTCATCGTACAAGTCCCGTACCAAAGGCTCGAGGAGCGTCCCGTGAGCCGTCGCTGCGTTTCCAGCCCACTTGGTCCTGAGCACCTTCTTCTTCACGAATGAATCAATACTTTCATAGTGATTCTCACCAATTGCACTTGCGATATCACTTGCCGTGATCATATTCTCACGGAGATCT